GCCTTATGGTGCATCAAAATGTGCCGCACATCATATTGTAAAAGTATATCGTGAATCTTATGGAACTCATGCTGTTCAAGGCATCTTGTTTAATCATGAGGGTGTTCGTCGCGGTGAAGAGTTTGTGACTCGTAAAATCACCAAGAATGTCGCGAGAATCTACAACTCTAAAAGAAGCGGCGAATCTTTTGCTCCAATCGAGCTTGGAAACATTGACTCAAAAAGAGATTGGAGTGACGCTCAAGATTTTGTTCGCGGCGTTTGGATGATGTTAAATCAAGACTCTCCAAAGGACTACGTTCTTTCGGCAAATGAAACGCATTCAGTTCGTGAGTTTGTTGAGCTTGCTTTTAAAGCTGCCTTTATTGAAGGAGATTGGATTGGAGAGGGCTTGACCGAGCGTTTCGTTGATAAAGAAACTAGCAAGGATTTGTTGATTATTAATCCAGCTTTCTATCGTCCAGCAGAAGTTGACCTTCTTTGGGGCGATTCAACTCCAGCAAGACAAGAGCTTGGTTGGACTCCAAAAACATCATTTTCAAAATTAGTTGAAAAAATGGTTGCATCAGACCTCCATTGGCCATATAATGATTAGTGGCTAAATCTAAAGAACCAAACAAGAAGCTCATAGTTTCCAAATTTGTCGAGATTCCCGCTAAATCAAAGCGGGAGTTTTGGCAAAGAGAATATGTATTGCTGAATCGTTTAGTTGAGAGATACGGTCTAGAATTTCTAAGAGATACAAGTTTCTCCTTAAAAGGAGACAGCTTAGCTATTTTATTTGCGCCAAAAATCCTTCAAGATTTAGATAAAAGATTCAAAATTTACAGCAGCGAATCTCGTATAACTAGGGAGCCTCAAATCATTTTGCAAGACGACCCGTTGAATCAGCCAATTTTAATTGAGCATAAACCTAAAACCATTAGAGATTTTTTAAATGAAAAAGACTAAAGAAACAGAAGACAAAAAAATCACTTCAAGCGAAATCCTTGACTCTTTCCTAAAGCAAAATTCGGAAGATCACTATAATTTTGAAGAGACAGTTGACTACAAGGTTTCAAGCGGATCATTGCAGCTTGATCTTCAATTGGGCGGAGGTTTTGGTCCTGGCCTGCACAGATTTGTAGGAATAAATGAGGGCGGAAAAACTAGCGAAGCTCTAGAAGTAATGAAGAACTTCTTGATCGAAATTCCAAACTCCAAAGGTTTTTACATCAAAGCTGAAGGTCGCCTTTCTCCAGAAATGCAAAAGCGTTCTGGAATCAAGTTTGTTTTCAGCGCCGAAGAATGGGTTGTTGGAACTTGCTTTGTTTTTGAAAGCAATATTTATGAAACTGTTGTGGGAGCAATGAGACAACTCGTTTCGAAGAACGAAGAAACAATTAAATTCTGCTTTCTCTTGGATGCGGTTGATGGTCTTATCGCCAAGAACGATATGGACAAGTCCTTTGAGGAAAGCGCGAAGGTGGCTGGTGGCGCAGTGATTGCGGCCACATTCATGAAGAAGCTTTCGATTGCACTTGCAAAGCGAGGTCACATGGCCATTTTTATTTCACAAGTCAGAGCAGACATCAAGCTTGACCCGTATTCTAAAGCTCCTATTCGCCAGACATCTGCCACAGGAGGCAATGCATTGCTACACTTTGCAAACTGGATTCTTGAGTTTGAACCTCGCTTTAAAGGAGATTTGATTCTTAAAAATGCTGGTGACAAGAGCATTGATTTGGAAAAAAATCCTCCAATTGGACACTGGGCAAAAGTCACAGTCAAGAAATCTCCAAACGAGAAAACCAATCTAACTATCCCATATCCTATTCGGTATGGCCGCACAGGCGGCAAGTCTATTTGGATTGAGAAGGAGATTGTTGATCTCCTCTTGGCTTGGGAGCTTGTCAATAAGAGTGGTGCTTGGTTCTCTCCAAGCGAAGATTTCTTGCAGCTACTAGCCGAAAACTCTTTGACATTCCCACCTAAAATTCAAGGCGAAGCATCTCTTTTTAAGGTTGTCGAGGAGGACACATCACTTCTTAGCTTTTTGATTGAATATTTTCGCAAAATGATCGCCAATGAAGTTTAAAACTTTAAATGGGAAAGAGAAGCTGCTGAAAAATGCGTCAAAATATCTAATTAATTGGCGAACGAAAACTCGCAGCAAATTCCAAGACGAAGTTAAAAAGTTTTTAAAAGCATATTGGAATGATGATTTTGTGTTTGAGGAGCTAAGGCTAGTTGATACAAGAATGACTTTTGACTTTTACAACGCAAACAAAAAAATTGCAATTGAGGTCCAAGGCCAGCAGCATACAAAATTTGTTCCTTTCTTTCACGGCAATAGAAATAAATTTTTACAGCAATTAAAAAGAGACAATAAAAAGCTAGAATTTTGCGAGATGAACGGCATCAAACTTGTTGAAATTTATTCTGTTTCAGAATTGAATAAAGATTTTTTTGAATCGTATGAAATTTATCTGTAATATAAAACATGCTGAATAATAAAATCAAAGAAATTCCTCAGTTCGAAATGCCTTCAAACTTTATCGAACAAATCTATGAACTCAGCGGCAACGCAGACAAGTATAAAGGCGTTCTGCTAGCTTATGTTTCAGAAGACGGCACACCAGTCATCTACTGCAAATATGATTCTCAAGTTGTAGAATTCGGCATGAGAAAAGCTTTAGAAAAATATCTTCAAAATTCAGACGAAGCTGAAACCGCATATAGTCTTGGAGAAGAAGAAAATGATGAAGATGATGTTGACGAAGATTGATTCCTGAGTATCGTAATAGTAGCATGATCTACTCTTATGAACTTGAAAAGCAATTGCTGGCAGCACTCATTAAAAAGCCAGAGAACTATTTCGAAATCTCTGCATTCATTAATGAAAAAGACTTTTATAGTGAAGATAACAGTTTAAATAAAACAATCTTCACAATCGTTCGCCAAGCTTTAGAGGCGCACGAAGAAATTGATGACGTAATCATCGCGCAACGAGTCCAAAATCTTGGAATCTCGTTTGATGATGTGGTAAACGTGGCAGAATACGTCAAGAGTCTTGGCATGAGAAAGGTAGCCGATGGCAGTCTCATTAAAACAGCCAAAGAACTTAAAAAGTACACTATTCGCAGAGAGATTTTTGAATCCTCTCAAAATATTGCGAAAAAGATGAAAACTTTGCCAGCAGAAAGTTCCTATTCGGAAATCATTTCTGTAGCTGATAAAGAATATAACAGCCGCATCAATCAGTATGAGGTTGGCAATGATTCTCCAGAAAACATCTATGATGAGATGGAATCAATGATTGAAGACAGGGGCGCAAATCCTGTTACCGAATTTGGGATGATGGGACCGCACGAAAGAATCAATAGTATTTATGGTTCTCTTTTGCGGCCAGGAAATATTACTGTTATTGTTGCTCGATCTGGCGTTGGTAAGACTCAGTTCTGCATGGACTATTCAACCAAAGTCAGTTTAGCATATAATGTTCCAGTATTGCATTTTGATAATGGCGAAATGAGCAAGGAAGAACTGATTATGCGCCAATGTTCTGCGCTTAGTGGAGTTCCTATGCACTTGATTGAAAGCGGTCAATGGTTGCGTGCGGGAAAAGAAACAGTCGATAAGGTTCGCAACATTTGGGCCAGAGTTAAGAAACTGCAATTTTATTACTATAATGTTGGCGGCTTGGACGTTGATTCGATGATCAATACATTGAAGAGATTTTATTATTCAAAAGTTGGTCGTGGCAAAAAGATGATTTTTAGCTTTGACTACATCAAAACAACATCTGATAGCACAGGCTCCAACAAAACAGAATGGCAAATGGTTGGAGAAATGGTTGATAAATTTAAACGATGCGTTCAGAAAGATATTTTATATGATGGGTTGCCAATCATTTCAATGATTACTTCTGTTCAGTCGAACCGTTCTGGTATCACTAATAATCGCAACTCTCAAAATGTTGTTGACGATGAAAGTATCGTGTCTCTATCTGATCGAATTACTCAATTCTGTTCTCACATGTTTATTCTAAGAAACAAAACAACAGATGAAGTTTTGAATGAAGGAGTTAGATTTGGAACGCACAAGCTCATCAATGTAAAAGCTCGACATTTGGGCAAAGATATTGCTGGCGCAGTAGAAGCTGTGCGCGTAGGCGATACGCTTCGCAAGAATTTCATTAATTTGGAATTTAAGAATTTTAATATCACAGAAAGAGGCGATCTCCGAGACATTGTTGAATTCAATGATATTGGCGAAGGTGCCGAAGAAAATGGAAGAAATACTGCTCCCGATTTTGATGAACTCTGATCAAATAAAAGGCTCTCTTGAAAAGCTAGGTTACACTTTAAAAGATTTTGGGAATCATTGGAGAACAAAAGCTCTGTATCGCGGCGGCGATAATCCAACAGCGATTAAAGTGTATAAGAATAGCGGAGTGTGGCAAGACTATGTTCAAGGCAACACTTCTATGCCTCTTGCTAAACTGGTTGAATTGACGCTGCAAACCAAAGACCCAAAAATCATCAAGCAGTATGTTAGTTATAACCAAGAAGTTCAAACGCATTATATCGCAAAAGAAAAAATAGAGATGGATAAAATTTACCCCAAAGAATGCTTAAACAGACTTTTTCCAAACTTCTCTTTTTACAAGAAGCGCGGAATCAGTGAAGAAACACAGAAGCTTTATAAGTGCGGTCTGGCTGGGAATGGCCAAATGTATCAAAGAATAGTGTTTCCGATTTATGAATCTAACGCAGAAATCTTTGGATTCAGCGGTAGAAAAATTAACGACAACAATGAATCTCCCAAGTGGAAGCATGTTGGCACAAAAACAAAATGGGTTTACCCAGCATTTGTTCCAAGAGAACAAACAGTTGATTCTATTATTGACGAAAAGAAAGAAGTGATTTTGGTAGAAAGTATTGGAGACAGTTTGGCTTTGACAGAAGAAGGTTATCTAAATAACCTCGTTACTTTTGGATTAGACTGCTCTCCAGCGCTCTTGAACTATCTCTGCTCCAAAGACCTGCGCAAGATCATTATCGCCACAAATAACGACAATGAGAAGCAAAAGAATCATGGTAAAATCTCTGCCATGAAAAACTATATGAAACTCAGTCAGTTTTTTGACTTTGAACAGCTATCTGTTCAGCTTCCTTGGGCAAATGATTTTGGCGAAATGAGACAGAAAGAAATGTCATTCAAGGACTGGTATCAAGAGTCAAATGCTTCTCAAGAAGCTAAATTAACTGATTATAAAGATTTCTGCTCCGCCAATCGTACTTCTTTTCAAGAAAAGAAATTGGAGAAATTTTTTAAAAAACTACAAAACTTTGGAATCTAAAAACCGAACATCGCTATCAGCAAGTCGCATCAAAACTGCTCAATCATGCAGTTGGAAGTATTGGTGTTCGTATCATTTAAAATTGCCTGATAAAAGCAATGACGGCGCTCGAAGAGGATCAATATGTCACTTAGTTTTTGAATGCTTGGGCGAAAACCGCCACAAAAAACACTTTTCTCTCATCATCAAGAAGAGAGATGTCTTTTCTAGCAAAGCTATCGAAAGACTAATTCGCAAACATGCGAAAAAAGAAGGAGTTAATGACGAAGACAATATCAAGCAGATTTGTGATATGACACTTGCTGGTCTTCAATACGACTTCTTTGGAGCAGAAAATGGCAAACCTTCAGAAGCTTTGAGCGAGCAAGATTTTGAAATTGATGTTAAAGAAGGCAAGTTTGATTACAGAATCAAAGGCTTTATTGACAAACTCTTTCTTTACAAGAAGCAGGGGCTAGCTATCATCCGCGACTTTAAAAGCAGCAAAGAAGTATTCAAGGGAAAAGACCTTGAGAATAACTTGCAAGATTTAATGTATTCTCTTGCTGTTAAAAAGCAATTTCCAGACTATAATAATCGCTGTTCTGAATTCCTATTTTTAAAATTCTTGCCAAATGAAAAAGGCGTTGTTAGGATGCCAGCACTAACAGAAGAAGAGTTAGACGGCTTTCAATCTGAGCTAACTGAAATCCAAAAATACTTGGATAATTTTGATATTCAAACGGCATTTTCTAATTTAGCAGCTAGACAAGATTACCCCAAAGATAATTCTTTTAGTGGTCCTTTGCAATGCGGAAGAGCCGTTCGCAAAGGACAACTCAAAAAAGATGGCAGCTTAATGTATCATTGCCCATATAAATTTGATTTTTACTATTATAAAATTTGCGACATGAAAGGCGTAATGATTGCCTCATGTTTCTTGGAGGACTTTGACGAATACATTAAAAAGTATCCCGAAGATAAATATCTTTATCAGACGGTATTCTATAAAGGTTGTCCCGCGTACCAAAAAAACTTCTAAAACATGGCGCTTTAGTGTAAAATAAAGCGTTATGAAAATCAATAAAAAATATATTTTTGACTTTAATGTTATCGAAAATCCAACACCTGAATTTGCTTATTATTTAGGTTGGATGTGGGGAGACGGAACGTGTCGCCATAGAGTTAACGGTTATGGTCAATCTTTGGAAATTCAAGAGTTAGATGGGTTAGAAATAGTGAATTTTTTCGAAACTTTTTGCAAACCATCAAAAAAGTTTAGACATAGAAAAGGAAGAAAGCCTACAATAAGTATAAACCTATATGATTTTATTTTAGGTAAATTTTTAGAAGAAAATGATTACGAAAAAAAATCACAAAAGCCCCCGACTAAAATATTAAATTTTTTACCAATTGAACTTCACGAATATTGGTTTAGAGGGTTTTTTGAAGCAGATGGACACGCTTCTTTTAGAGAACAAACAATTAAAGGATATATGGCATCTGTGATTGAATTTTATGCGCCTTTTAATCAAAATTGGGATTTTTTACGAGAATATTTATTTAAATCTGGAATTGAAATAAAAACTGCAACAAGACAAAGGCTTAGCGGGAATTCATCATGCGCCAGTATTAGTAAGCAAGACTATATTATAAAATTTACAAACTGCGTTTATGCCAATAAAATTTCTATGTCATTATCACGAAAATATAAAACGCTAATGGAAATGAAAAATTATATCGTTAATGGCCCACCTTCCAAATCAAAAGAGCTACAGAGCAAAAGTTCTTGACGCTAAGAACGTATCATGCTAGATTAAAGCATGATTCCACTCTTCAAGAGCACATACAGTATAGGAAAGTCGATACTAACACTAGACGATCCAAAAGAAACCAAAGAAGGCGGTTCTGATAGCATCATCTCGATTGCGAAAGAAAACAAATTGTCCGAAATCTTTCTGGTGGAAGATTCAATGATCGGCTTTTTGGACGCTCATCAGAAATGCAAAGAGCATGATATTCAATTAATTTTTGGCTCTAGAATATCTTGCTGCAACTCTGTATCAGAAGAAGATAAGAAATCTTCCGAACATAAGATTGTTGTCTTTGCCAAGAACGACAAAGGTGTTAAAAATTTAACTCGCATCTTTTCTTTGGCGAATCAAAAGAATGGTGGCTTTGTTGACTCTGTATCTCTACAGAATAACTGGTCAGACGATTTGATGCTGTGCATTCCATTTTACGATTCTTTTATTTATAATAATAACTTTAGAGGCAAACAATGCTTGCCAAACTTTAAGTTTACAAAGACGACTTATTTTATCGAGAGTAATGATTTACCATTTGATCATATTCTAAAAGCTAAGGTCGAAAAATGGGCATCTGCATTTGGCGACAGCGTTCAGAAAACAAAGTCTATTTACTATAAAAATCGCAAAGACTTTGAAGCTTGGCAGACATACAAATGCTTGTGCAAACGCGCCTTTGGTAAAGAGCAGTCGCTCTCCAGCCCAAACTTAGAACATTGTGGCAGCGATTCATTCTCTTGGGAGGCATTTAAAAATGAAAGATAATTTACTAAGATTCGATTTCAATCAAAAATACATCATTCTGGACACAGAAACAGAAGGACTTAATCTACTTCATTCAAGACCCTGGCAAATCGCATGGATTGAAGCTGTTGGTAAGAAGATCATTTCTCGCCAAGAGAGATACATCTATTGGCCAGACTTTAAAATCAGTGATGGTGCAGCGAAAATCACTGGTTTTAATTATGATAAATATCGTGATCTTGCTCGCGATCCAAAAGAAGTTTGGGACGAATTTGCTGCTTTTTTAGAAAAGGACAGCAATAAAATCATTGGCCAAAATATTCTTGGATTTGATGTTTACATGCTTAATTCTTGGAGAAGAGCGATGGGTTTAGATTCAAGCTTTGACTATGTTGACCGTGTGCTTGATACAAAAGCTTTAGCAATGGCTATCGCCAAGGAATGCAGGTCTGTTGACTGCGATGACCTTATCTGCTGGCAATATCGCTGGTTAAATCATCGCGAAAAAGGAATTAAAACCAGTCAAGCTCACTTGTTAAAGCATTATGA